CTAAAGCTTGAACTGCCCAACCAGCGTGTTAAACGACATGGCCAGCCGGGATAACTCTTGACTCGATGCGCTGGTTTGGTTGGCCCCTGCGGCCGTCTGCGTAGACAAATCCTGGATGTTCACCAGGTTGCGGTCTACTTCACGGGCTACCTGAGCCTGCTCTTCTGCAGCGCTGGCAATCACCAAGTTGCGCTCGTTGATCTGGTTAACGCCTTGACTGATTCGTTCAAGCGCTAGTCCTGCTTCTGTTGCTAACGATTGGGTGTTTTGCACAAGAGCTCGACTTTTACCCATAGCCTGCACAGCTTCGTCGGCTCCGTTACGAACCCGATCGATCATGGCTTCAATTTCACCTGTTGAAGATTGGGTACGATGGGCCAATGCGCGAACTTCATCGGCCACAACTGCGAAACCTCGGCCTTGCTCACCCGCCCTCGCGGCCTCGATCGCAGCGTTCAGGGCGAGCAGGTTGGTCTGCTCGGCAATGCCACGAATGACATCCAGAACCTTGGTGATGTCATAGATCTGTCCAGCCAACGCCTCTACGCGCTGGGTGGAGTCCGTGATTTCCGCAGTGACAGTGTTGATCGCGGTCACGGCCTGCTGCACCTGTTTCTGGCCCTTTGAGGCGTCTTCAGCGGTCTGACTGGATATCTGCGAAGTGCTGGCTGCATTACGCGCAACTTCCTCAACGGCAGCAGTCATCTCATTGACCGCGGTAGCCGCTTGCTGGATTTCGTCGTTTTGTGTCACCAGCCCGCGCGTACTGTTCTCGGTGACCGCCGTCAGTTCCTCAGCTGCAGAGGCCAGTTGATCTGATGCACTGGCAATCTGCTGCACCGTGCCTTTAAGGTTGGTTTGCATGTCAGAGAGCGATTGCAAGAGCTGTCCCGTTTCATCAGCGCCTCGCACTTCGATAGGGTAAGTCAAATCGCCCTTTGCGACCCGGCCAGCGCCTTCCACAGACCGATAAATGGGACGGGTAATCATGGCCGTTACCATCATCCCGAGCGCGACCGCGCAAACAATGGCGATCACGCATCCAATAATCAGGATCCAAGTTACCTGCACGTTGGTGCTCGCTGCGGCGTGAGTCGTTTCGGTAGCCTGACGAGCATTTGACTCGGTCATGATTTTTATTTCGCTGACAACTTTCTTATACGCGGGCGTGACGCTGTCGACAGCGATCTTTCTGGCCAGCCCTACATCACCGTTTTTGAGTGCCGCAAAACCAGAGTCCATCGCCGCGATGTAAGCATGCCAATCACGTTCAAAATCATCGCCGGCCGCGCGTTCATCAGGCTCCAAGGGCGTAGACCTATAAGTCTTGAATGAGGTTTGAGCTTCGGATTGATTATCGCGATAAGACTGGATGACAGCATTGATATCATCTGTGCTGGCATTCGCAGCGGTCAGTACAATAGCCTTGAAAAAATCACGATTGGTGGCAATAGCATTTGCCTTGATCAAGTCAGTTTTCTGTATTGAGACCAGGTTATTGCTAACGATGTCCTGCGTTTGCCCGTACAGCTTGGCAATACCCGACTGGCCAAGGGCCGCCACGACTACGGTGATCAATGCGCACAAACCAAATGCAATCAGCAGCTTGGGCTTCAGTTTGAGACGTGTCAGCCAGGGCATGGACGGTACTCGACAGTAATTTTAGGAGGAATGCATCCGAGTCATCGGCCTGGTAGGAGCTAACTTGAATCAATGCGACCACTGGACTGCATAGGCATAGGACGAAGTCACGTTGCATGGCGGAGGCAGATACCTACTTGTACGGCAACAGTTGATCTACCTCGCTAGTTGCGAGGAAGGGCAGCGGATTGCGACCCTGGTCACGATGAACGACGCACTGAGCCTCGAGCGCGACAACATGAAAGCAGACGTGCAGGACTATCGCTGGAAGCTGTCGGCCCTATACGTTCTCCACTCACACCTCACCAATATGGCAAGATCCAGGGGCCTGTTAAGCATTGATGAGTGCAACTGGATAGATGACGCCGACTATCAGAAAGCGATCTCGTACATCAAATCTTACGAACCCCGTACTGGCTGACCTTCACCATCGAGTCGAGGGCGATGCCGGTGGCCAAGTACAACCCCATCCGGCTGGTGATCACCGTCTCGGTCATGTCGTACGTATAGCGCTGGGTCTCGAGCGCCCCTTTCCAGTTCGCCGGCAGCGTGAACGGCTCCTGGTACTTGTCCATTGATCGGTAATAGAAAATGGTCGATGTGCCGCTGACCGGCTTGGTGATGATCAGCTCGGCCTCCCAGCCGAGAATGCCCCGGGTAGTGCCGACGATCTCTGGCGCCGAAACCATCTCGATCACGTCGCCGGCTGCCAGGTTGGTCAGCGTCAGGTTGGCCGATTGCTGCAGGTACAGGTAGCCGCCTGCCGCCGTCATGTTGCCGCCCAGCTCAATGCACTGCGCCTCGCCGTATGCGGCGGCCTCCTTGTACCACCTGGTGGTGACGCCGGTCAGGCCTGAGCCCGTGGCCTTGTAGCTATCGGCCAGCACAGACCCGGCCACCGGGTTGACCGATGCCGCCAGGGTGCCCGTGGTCCCGGTCATCAACGGGTTGGCATTCAGACAGCCAAACGGACGGATGGCCGAATACAGATCGGCCGCATCCGTGGGCAACGGCACGCCGAAGAACTCAAAATTGGCGTTGATCACCGGTACGCACCGGGACTGGATGAAGTCGGCGCCGATCAGGTTTGGGTGCAGGTCGTCGACGGTCATGGCCTGGGTGAAGCCGTCCCAGATGTTCACCACCAGCACGAACTGGCTGACGTAGCTCAGCACCCAGTCTTTGTAAGCAATGGCATCGGCCAGCGCCTGACCGGTCAGCGCCCTGCTACCGAAGCGCGGCGTACCGGTCCCCACGATCAGATGCTTGCCAGGCGTGTTCAGGAACGCGGTGACGATCTTCATCACGTTGGCCTTCGTGTCCGCCAGGCTCATTCCAGCCGTGGTGCTGTCGTTCGTGCGCGACAGCAGCAGCCAGAGGTCGGCAGTGGACGACGCAATGCAGGCCGGCAGCCGGGCGAGAAACTGCCCGGTGTGGTCGCCGAGCTTGCCCTGGTTGTCGACGTAGCTGGGAAACAGCCCGGTGCGCGCCGCGATCCAGGCCGCATAGCCGTAGGCCTCGGTGCCGAATGCTGTCGCGGCGATGGTATGGCAGTTGCCCGAGAAGCTGTCGCCGAGCAGGCCCAGACCACGCCGGATCGGTTGGCGGCGCGGAACCGGATTGACCAGAAGGCTCATGCGTATACCTCAAATGCAGCGCCACCAGTTGGCACGTAGCGGATCGTCGCGGGCGGAATGCTCAACTGATAGGCACCGTCTTTCCAGAGCGTGTCGGTATTGATCCAGTCGTCACCGGCCTGAATCTGGACCGTCACGGACCCGCCGTTCGCCTTCACTGCCAACGTCACTTTCATCGTGCGGTCGTAGGTTTCTTGCTTCGTTGCTGTCTGCACAGTACTTCCCCGGCGGCCTATGGCCTGGCTGAATTGGTGGTGCTGGATAGCTCATCGACAAAGCGGTTACACGCCTGCCCTGCTATTTGGGACTGGTCATAAGCCTTAGCCAACTCTCGCGCTCGCGCGTCAGCCCTGCCGAGCAAGTCGGAGAGCACCATGGCGGCGCGGGTGGCTGCCTTGCCTCGCTCGGAAGCTCCGGTATCGCTGGGCACGCAACTTGCGGCTGCTGCCATCTTTCCGGCTTCGATGCGCATGAGCTCACCAGAAGCATCATCGACAGAGCCATCAGTAAGCGCAGCGGTCTGGTTTTGTCTTGCATCGTTTGCCACCTGGTTGGCCGCTTTCTGGCGGCGTTGCTCTTCGGTTCGGTACTCGGTGGTCGTGGTGGCCACCGCGTCGGATTGGGCGCTGACTTCCTCGGCCCACTTCGCCTTCCAGGCCAGATCGGTAACGGTTACGCCGTGCAGGTATGCCCCGTACAACGCACCGGCCAGCGCCAGCAGGATCAGCAGCAGGCCGACAGCCTTCCACGGCAGGGCCTTCACGCCAGCACCTCAAGCGCCCGCTCATAAAGCGCTTGCCGATCAGCCAGGCCGTTCGTGCCGCCGTTGATACGCTTGGTGATGGTCACGAACTCGCGCTTGTCGGCCAGCGTATTGAGCGCGGCCCGGTGCCAGAACCACGCCGCCGACATCGCGGCGTGCTGCGCCAGCTCGAGCAATTCGGGATGGTTTATCAGATCCAGGCCCAGCGCTTCGGCGCACTCGGCATAGTTTGCCCGCCCGGTGATCTGGATCAGGCCGCGCCCACGGTATTTGGAGCCATCGCCCGGCACGGTATTGCCCAGGTCTTTGCGCCCTTCGTACCCCAGCTGCTGCGTAGTCGGCCCCCATATTTCGCGCACGTAACGCAGCTGACCTGACTCATGGCCGACCTGGGCAATGAATGCCGCGATGCGCAGCGGGGTCACGATCTGGTACTTGCTCATCGCTGTGTTGAGGACGGGTGCAAAAACGCCGGCTCTCTGGCCGGCGTTCGGGAGGATCTGCAGCAGCTGCTGTGCCGTGATGGACATTCGGTTTTCTCCAGGCAAAAAAATACCCGCTCGATGGCGGGATTTGATGGTGCGTACACGTCAAGCCAGTGGTTCTTCCACCAGCATGGGCGCGGCCGCGATCTCTGGAATAGCGGGTGCGACCGGCCAGACCGGGGCCTGATGCCACGTAGGTTGGGCGGTTACCTTTCCCAGCGCGAACTTGTAAGCCTTCCAGGCCTTGAGAACGGGCGCGAGTGCAGTCGCTTCCGTCTCTTCCTCTTCGGTTGCATCTCCGGCCTCAATTCCATAACCCAGCGTTTCAATGCGGTCCTGAATGCGGGCGATCTGTTGGGCGGCAGCACTGCTCCGCTCGAGCAAATCGCTCTTCGCCTTGGCTAGGGATCGAGCCTCAGTAGCTGCATCTTTCATTTCTTTGGTAATTAATTGCGACCAGTCAATGTTGGACATATGTTCAGACCCTTTAAGCCGTTTCGATCAGAGGTAGCGCTTTCGGAAACTGGATGACGCCGTCAGGCACATCAGTTAGGTCCGCGGGGTAGGCTTGCTCGGGGCTGTAGTTTGCGGGAACAGGTAAAATCAGGCATACAACAAGTTGTCCGCCATCAAAATTAACGTCATCCCATATCCATTCACATGCAATGGCAGACCTCGGCAACGTGCCCCCTTCTTGCATTGGCGAAAAGTCGAACGTATCTCCATTAATCTTCAATGACATGCCGTTTTTTTCTACAACAAATTCATCATCCCGTCGCTGGGGAGCTATTTTGATAATCATTAGAACCACCTGCCAACGGCTATATAACAAAGGTACGAAGAAGCGGTACTCGACGGGGAAACAACTCGACCGATGATGCCCGTAGCAGTGGCACTACCATCGGATGCACCCCAACAAAAGTAACCATTAGAGGTGATGGCCTGCATCGTCACTGCCGGAACAGCAGCAAATGGCGCAGGAAATACGAAAGAAACGCCGCCTGAGTAAAAGATCGGCCCACCGCCCTGGCTAGCCGCCACTGGGCTTGGCGAGATCCCTCGGCAAATCATCGTGCCGTCCAAATACTTCGTGAACGTGCCGCCGTTTAAGTTGCCCGTTTCTATTATAGCGCCTGTTGGCAAACCTCCTGACTGTGAAACAGTTCCGACCGCGTTGCCTTCGTGGTAAATCGTTCGCGCTACAGCGCCCATCGAAAAACCGCCGATCTTGAATCTATTGTCGGTATCAATACCTAAGTGAAGTCCAAATGATCCGTCCCGAATAAAAGTCATGACCGCAGATGCGTTATTGTTGTTGCCGTTGCCGATCCGCAGAGCTGTATTGCCGTCGTTGTTAGAAGAACTGATCGCAGCTATACCTGGCGGCGCCCCAGAAAAAAGACTTGTGCCTAAGGATGAGTTGCCTACTCCGAGGCGGATACCACCAAGAGCCTGGATTGCTTCGCCTGCCGTCTTCCTACCGGTGCCGCCCTGCTCAATTGTCAAAGCTGTTGTCAGGCCGGACAGGGAAACGATGTCGCCGTTATTCCCGCTGGCGGCGGCCGCAAGTGCTGCGCGTACGCCCTCGCGCGTACCAGAAGTGCCCAGCACCGCAAGCGTAGATCCGAACTGGTTGACCAGCGCCCGGAGCGCATCAGCAGAATCCTTGACGTAGCCCTGCATCGGAGCAAGCGCGTACCCGCCCGCGTTGTTGGTGGCTCCCTGATAGTTCGGCGCAATCGATATCGCGGTATTGCTGGCGATGTTGGTCACCTCATACCAGCCGCCATCTGGCCCGCGAAAACCATCACCTACCCGGCTGTTGGCAATGAATGCGGTATTGCTGCCAATGACCGCGTTCGAATTTTGGGTGACGGAAACCGTCCCCGACTTATACCAAGGCATTGCAAGCTCCTAATTTGAACGCCTTGATTCAGGCGGTAAGTTTTGCGCAGAGGAACGGGCGGTGCCCCTGGTCTGTCCATGCGGTAGTTGCGAGGCTGTAAAGCATGATCTTCGAGTTCGCGTAATCCACGGCGATGCCGCATCCACCACCGTTCGCGCCGTTGTGGCAGTGAAACGCAAACGAGTTGATCGATATGAATTCGCCTAATCCCAGCGCTTTATCGATGCTCCACCTATAGCGCTGGCCAACACTCAATTGCTCGCTGCCTACGTATGTCCAGTTGCCTGCGGCGAATGTGACAACAACTGGTGGCGCCCCGCTGTCATACACAAGCTCACCGCCAGGCCCCCAGATACGCATCCCGAAAGATGCAGTTCCCATGGAAGCCCATGCCGCGATGAAGTATTGGCCGCTCAGCGTGCTCTGAACGTTTGATGCCTTCATTGCAAAGCCTGTCCAATTGCCAGGCCCGCCAGTAAACCAAACCGATATCGGCACCTGAACAATGCCGTTTTGATCCGGCCTTATGAACACCAGCGGCGGATCTGCACTTGTTACCGCGCGCGGAAAGCTGACATTAGCGTTGGTGGTCCCGGAGTAACTCCCCTTCGTGAGCAAGCAAAGCCGAGGCGTTTCCGAATCAATCTGCACAAAAGAGCTGTCGTTGATGCTGATGACACCAAAACTCATGTTTTGAACCTCACTGCGAAGCCTCTAGCTACAATACGGGTCTGGTTGGTGTTACCGAGATTCGCAGACGGGTTGGCAGACCTCAGAACTACTTGGCCAGCCGAGGTCGTCACGTAGGGGTAAGACTTGGTGTTGCCGGTCGCATCGCCCTCAGCTGACTGAATGTCTTGCGCCCTTGCGGGTATGACCATGAAGACGCAGTTGGCCGCATCAAAGCCAGGGATACTCAGCGTGATCACCTTTGCGGTTGATCCGGACGTGTCACTGAAATCAATAACTCCCTTCCAAATCACCTGATAAGTGAAAGTGGTCGTGTCTATGACCAAATTCCCATTTTCGTCCCAAACTCTGGCTCCGTAACTCATGCGGCCAAATTCCCCCACTGGTAGCGCAGCTGGCCCCTCTCGTCGTAAACCTTGCCACCTTGGCCGTTTATTACTTGCCTCCCTCCACCGGCAAGGGGTGAATTGATTTCAAACGTACCGTCCTTATTCAGAATCCATCCTGTTTGTCCGGCCACGTAGTTTGTCGAGCTGATATAACTTCCTATCTTGGCGTTGGTGATCGTGCCGTCCATGATGAACGTAGGGCCGAGGAACAGCTGGCCGTTCTGAGCAACAAACGGTGTCGATATCGCCCCTCCCGCCAACGTGTTCACCAGCGCAAACCGATCAGCCGACATGAGGATCTGGCTTTGCAGAATCCCGCCGACGTTCTCAATCCCCGCGCCGATTCCCGCCATGACGTACTGGCCGTTGGAATTGACCTGCAATTTGACGGTGTACAGCGCCGTCAGCTTGCCGTCGGTGGTCGCCTGCGCGGAACTGACGGTTTGAACGGCTGCGCTCGCACCGTTGGCCGTGGCCTGCACCTGATCCAGTTTCGTGGACAGCGCACCATCTGCGCTCGACCTGGCCGTAGCCTCTGACTGGATGGCTGCCGAGTTGTCGCCCACCTTCGTGGTCAGCTGCGTAATGGCCGTCGCCGTAGAAGCGAGATTGCTGGTGACGACCTCACGAAGGTCAGTAATCTGGCCGGTGTTTGCACCCACCGATGCGGTCAGTTGCGTAACCGTCCTGGCCGTGGCTTCGTTCTGCGAGGCTCGGACTGTTGCCTCCTGCACGATGCCTGCTGCACTGTTGTAGCCATTCACAGCATCCGCCAGATCGCCATCCCCGTTGTCGTCCCGAGACGAAGCCTGCAAAGCCTGGAAACTGGATGCCTGAGCAATGATCGTCGCGCCCTGCTGGCTAACGCTTGAGCTGAGCGCAGCCACTGCAGACGAAGTCTGCCGACTGCTCGATGCCCAACACTGCGTTGTTGTCTTTCCAGCCGCTGACCGTGGTGCCTATTTCAAGCTGCGCCCGCGTGTACTCTGCAAAGCCCGCGCTGACAGTGTCCGAACCATACAACCGGAAGTAGACCTGCACAGAGGCGGTCCCGGCCGGCAGGTTCGGGAAGTCGTAGACGAGCCGCTGAGTGCCGCCAGTGGCCACGACCCTAGGACCGGACACGGTCACTGCATCGGTACCAGCGGCATTAACCCCTTGAATGAAGACCGCGAACACCAGCCCTGCAGTTGCTCGCACGTTGCACGAAGCAACCACAGAATTACCCGCAGTGACCTTTGGCCGATAACTTGCGCTGACGATTCTAATGCTGCGATAACCAGCAGCCTGGTTAAGGTCGGAAACGTCGATACGCTGGGCTTTCTCGGTACTTACCAGCCATGACGGCACCAAGGAAGCGATGTGCGTGCCGCCCGTACCGACGTCGATTTGCCAACCTTCCGCTACGCCGGCGACTGCACTTTCCTTGGTAAACGCCGGATTGAAAAACAGGTTCTGCCCGCCCGAGTTTCCGAGGCTCGCCGTAACGCTTGTGATGGCCTGGCCTTGCGCCTTTATGTCCTGGCCTTGCTGCGTGACTGTGTTACCCAGCGCCTGCACCGTGGCGCTGCTAGCTTTACCTGCCAGTTCGGTGTTGATTCCCGTGATGGCCGAGCCTTGGCTCGAGAGTTTCCCCTCGGCGTCTGTGACACGATTGCCGAGGGATTGCACACTGCTGGCCGAGGCCTTGCCGTCCAGAGACGATTGCAACCCTGTGATCTGCTTGGCTTGAGCGCTGCTGACGCCCTCAATGGACGTGACCTTTGTTTCTACGGTCTGCACCCGAGACGCCAACCCCACAGCCGTGGCTACCGCTTGGCCAACGTTCAGCCAGTAGGTGGTGTTCGGCGGCGGCGTGTTGACCGGTACGTTCTGCGTGGCCTGGTAGATGATGCCGTCCGAGCCCAGTACGCCCTGCCCGGCCGAGTAAGTATCTCCCGGTTTGTAGGGCATGGAATCGGCAAGGTCAGCGATGCTATCGATCTGCTGCTGCAGCTCCGCCCTGACAGTGCCCAGCGCATCGTCAACGTCAGAGATCTGCTCGGCTAGTACAGATTTTGCGGCGGCCAAGCGGTCGTTTACCGAACCTGGACCGTTGCCGTCGATCAACTCGATTTTTTCCAGCACCTTCTGGCCGAGTTCGGTTTCGGTGATCTTCCCGGCTAGAGCTGCCAGGTAAGCCGACACGTCGTTCGACGTTGAAGCTGGCACATAGAGGAAAGCACTCTTCCCGTATGCATTGGACGATCGGATGAAATAGTAATAGTTGGTGTAAAACGCCAGGCCGTTGTGAGTGAACGACAAGCCCTGCCCAAGATACTCGGCCGTGCCTGATGTTGCCTTCGGATTGGTGCTGAAAAAATACTCGTAGGTGCCGCCGTTCAGCGCGTGATTCGGGTTTTGAGGAATCAGCACGATGCTGTCGAGCGAGGACTGCACTACGCACGATTCCGGTATTGGCGGCCCCTGAATGCTCACCGATATCGTCGCCTCGCCGGACCTGGCCATAGGCCCCAGAGCAGCCACACTCATTGTGTACGCACCCGACGGCAGACCGTTGATAGCCAGCGTGTTGGCAGTGGCAGGTACAGAGCGCGACTGCACGGCATTTGCGCCTTGGCGAACCGTGACTACATAGGAGGTGACGATGCCCTGCGGTGGGACCCACGACAGCACGCCCTGCACCACCTCAGCAACATCGCCAGCCGCCCACGCAAGCCCGGAGGGCGACCCAAGCCCGCCGCTTGGCAGGTTGATGAAGCCCAGCGGGTTATAAGGCTGGCCCACGGCGTCATCAAAGATTGCCGCCTCGTATTGCTTGACCTGGACAGTGCAGCCTTCGTTATCACCCATCGACCAGTCAGAGACGATGAACTCGCCAAAGATGTTCAGCGATGGCAGGTTGACGAGGACTACGCGGCCGGGCCGGCAGTTGTAGCCTGAAAAGTTCATCGGCAGGCTGATCGCCCCGCCTGCCCGGCGTTGGCGTAACGCGATGTTTGCCAAGCGCTGAGGCTGGTACGCGTCGTCCACATACGGGAACGTCATCGTTTCGGCAGCCTCGCCGCCGTCCTCAAGAATCCATTCGGAAACGCTGACCTCTGGGTAATCCGTCTCGGTCCAGGACTGCTCTGGGTCGATGAACGTGCCGCGCACCGTGTTGATGGCGGAATCGTTGGTCGATTCGGTGCTGCCGGACACGGTACCGATGATCATGTCTTCGGTGATCTCGAAGTCATAGGGGCCGTAATAGGCACCAGCCTGAAGCATCCAGCGCCCGCCGACTCGGATCAGCTTTCCGGCGCACGACGCTTCCAGCTTCTGCAGTACGCCCGGGCGCTGCTCGTCGGCACCGATCACGCATGAGGTGCGGTAGCGCTGGCTGACCGAGCCGTCGGCATTGGTAACGGCCTCGTCGCTCACGTTGGCCGCACTCGCGAAGGTCTCAAAAACGATCTCATCGTCCGGCACGTTGCAGCGGTTGCGTAGGAACCAGAGGATGTGCAGCGCCGTATTCTCGGTGTAGCCATTGTTGCCGGTGCGCGGGTCGTAAATGTCGTTTCGCCCTCGTAGCACAGCGCGCATTTCCGGAATTCCCGACGGGAATTTCTCAGCGCTGTACTTCAGAGTGATTCGCAGGAACGACAGGCCTCGCCCGATCTGGCTATCTTTCCAGTCGGGACAGTTGGCCTTCAGAAACGGGTTAACCTCTGTCGGATTGACGATCAGTTCATAGCTGGCGAACTCACCGTATGTGCTGATTTCCTCTTCGCCAAGGTAGATATTTTCAATCCCGTCTACCGCGCCCTCGCACAGCACGTAGACCAGGTGCAGCTGCTCGCCCTCGGTTGCGGTGCCAGACTGCTCCTGCGCCCAGACCAGCACGCCACCGGTGGATACACGACCGAGGATGAAACGAACCGGGGCCTTCGACGAGCGTACGGTCTGGGCGGAGGGCTCGTTGTCGCGCAAAGGGGATTTGGTGTTGAGCTTCTCCTGCTGTGATGCCGCGTAGAAGGCAAGGCCAGCGCCCACCGCCGCGCCCCATGGGCCGCCCTGAGCAAAACCAACTATTGCACCAACCGCGACCTGGGCTAGTTTTTTAACGCCACTGCCCATTATTCAACCCTCCACGCCGCGAGCGGCTCACACACAACTCGGGCAACGCCGTCATCGGTCGTTGCCCAGTAATCACCCGCCCAGAACACGGCCATGCTGCGACCTGCCGGTGCTTCGTACATCACGACGTCGCCGCGCTGGATGAACGGAACCGCAACCCTTGCAAAGCACGCATCCCATGCAGCTTCCAGGCTGCCGTGACGCTTCTTCAGCGCTCGCTTGGCGCCCGCCTCGGTCTTGTAGGTGCCTCGGTATTGCTCTGCAGGATCGACACCGCACACGGCGCTCGAGCAGTCGGCGGCGAACAGGCAACAGTCAAATTCACCCCACAAAAAAGGCCGCCCTTGGGCAGCCTTGATTACTTCGTGCAGACGCGTGGTCCAGTCTCGATGGCGCATAGCTAATTTCCGTAGGTGAAGGTCGGCGCATCCTTGGCAGACCCCCAATAGATGGGCCATTCGGACATTTGCGCGATTGCGTAGAAGAACCGGTCGCCCTGGTGCCGGGCGCGGTGGTTTTCGTCCGTCCAGCGCTCGGTGCCGGTTCGGCTCCATTCGGCCATGCGGTCGATGACCGGCACGGTGATGGTGTTGCCGTCCTGGCCATTGCCCGCGAACGAGAACTTGGCGGCGTCCATGCGCCCGGAAAACAGGATGTCGGCGGCGTAGTTGCCGGACTCGTCGAACACCACGAAGATGACCTTGGCCATTCGGCCCCGGCAACCGCGCACGTTCGTTTCGGACAGGATGTAGGAGTCCAGCCCGCTCAACGTCAGGTCGACCGACATTGGCGAACCTGAGTTGTCACTCTCTTTCGACTGGCTGACCTGACCGAAATTGCCCACGCCTTCGTAGGTGATACCGTCGACGACCAGCTCACCGGTTCCGGTATGAGCGAAAACCATGCCGTCGGCGAAGTCCAGCTGCACGGCATAGACCGGCATGAATTTGCCGGTGGCGATGATATCCACCACGCGTTGACTGAAAGGAAATGCTGAGGGCATTAGAACGCCTCCCTGAATTGCAAGGCGCTGTTGGATACCAACGGATCCTGAACCACCTGGTGGGTGTCGTCTAAACGGCGCATCTCCGAGTAGGGGTTGCGATATTCAACGTGCGCGCCCACGGTCAGCGTTTTTCTGATGCGCTTGTTGAGCGAAACCTGCACCCTGCCCTCCGCGGTCGAACTGGCATCCTCTAGTCCAGCCTGACGGCAAAGCAGATAACAGGTGTTCCGGTACGCCTTTGCGGCACGGCTTTTGGTAGCCCAGTGCGTCCGGGCGTTGGGACTCAGAACCTTTGGTGGCCAGGGCAATATCAGATCGGTGCTCATAGCGGCTGCCCCGTAACCACGTCGACGACCTCGAAAGTGCTTGGCCACATCCATGCTCCATAACGCTTGGCCATCGCCAAATCAACGAACAAGGCCAATGCATGGTCAGGCGTCGAGCTCAGGTCATACTTGAACGAGCAGCAGAACACCGCATACCGGTAAGTTTCGATTTCTGGTAGGGCCAGGCGTCTACCGGTCATTGCGAGCCCCCGAGGTGCATGGCGAGAATTTCAATGGTCAACGCAGCGCGATGAATCCAGAGTGCCCAAGCGTGCTGGGTCCCTTGATCGGCATAAAACCCGCCTGGGAGCTTGTCTAGCCGCATACTCATGGCGGCAGCAGCCCTCTCGAACATCAGGTTTTCTTGTGCAAAATCAAGTTGCATGCCCATGTCAGAAATCCTCCTTGCCGCGATGCGATTCCCAGTCGAACGGGAGCACAATCACCCCGCCTTCACGCAGCCGGTCGACGCAGCGCTCGCCCATCGCCGCCGGCAGTGCCTTTCCGTCGAGGTTTGAAATAATCACTGTCGGGCGCATCTGCTCGTAACGGCCGTTGATGATTGCGAAAAGCGTGGTCAGCTCGAAATCGCTAGGCGCCTCTTTGCTCACGCCGATTTCATCGAGAACCAGCAAAGACGGCATGACGAGAGCCGCAATGATCTGCCCTTCGGTGCGCTCGCTGCCCTGGCGATAGGTCGACCTGATGTCATGCAGGATCGTGCCGAGGGTTCGGTAGACGGCCGTGGCGTCAGTCTTGCGCATCAGCTCGTTGGCAATGGCAGTGCCCAGGTGGGTCTTGCCGGTGCCAGGCTTGCCGAGCATCAGCAGGCAACGACCCGTTTCGGATATCTCCGGAAACTTGTCCACGTACTTTCGACACACCCGTAGCGCCTCTTTCTGGCCCGCGTTATCGGCGATGTAACCGTTCAGGGTCTTGGCTGCAAAACGCTTCGGAATCAGCGCTGCGCCGAACTTGAGAGATAGCTCGTATCGCTCATTGATCCTTGCACGCTCCGCGTCCTCATCCTTCGCGATACGCATGCATTCCGGGCAGCCCGTTTTGAATACCCTGCCGAAAATCACGTTTACGGTCTGAGGAAATTGCCCATGGTCATCGCAGATCCCGGTCGTCTGTTGCGGCGGGGCCGTGGCGCTGGGCATGGAAACGACGTTTTCAAATCGCATAGCTGCCATCCTCCCGAGTGATCAGTCCAGCGGTGTAATCGCGATCAGCAAAACCGTGGTGCCGGGAATTGGGGAATTGATGCACGTTGGTTGCAGGCTGCACCTCATCCTCCCAGCGCTGGCCGTTGAGCCAAGTGGCTGGGTGCGGAACGAACCGGCCGCCGTCCTTGATCCAGGCCAGCGAAGCGCATTGCTTGGCCAGGCCCAGGGCGATCAGGGTGAACAACTCGTCATTGACCTTGAGTTTCCGCCAAACCTTCTCGGCTGCCGCCTTCCCCTTCTTGTTCGGGTAAAGCTTCCAGAACTTTGGGAACAGATCGCCCGTCGTCGGCGACGATGCCGAAGGCGTCGGTGTGTTGAGGGGATCAGGAATCAGAGAATCAGGAATCAGAGAATCAGCCGGAGCGCTACCGATAATGGCAGTAGCAGTACCGCCAAAATCGGTACTGATACAACCTTCTGATACAGAAGGGATAACTGACTCCGGTTCATTACGATGCGGGTTCTGATGTTTGTCGAAATTCTCGACTTGGATGTAGCGCTTGCCGGATACCGTATAGCGGACAATGAAGCCCTCGCCCGCCAGCCAGGCCAGCATGCCGTCGACATCAAGGCCGTCACGGTATGGAAAGAGCTCGCCTTTGATCCGAAGAGGACGATCCTCGAGGCGGCCAGCCTTATCAGCGAGCAGCCAAAGACCTTCGAACAGCAAGGTCAGCATGGGATCAGCCACGCCAAGCACTTCGTTCTTGAAAAGCGCTGGTTTGATGTTGCGTGCGCGGGCCATATCACAGCCCTCCATGCGTAAGGGTTGAGAAATGACGCGTCAGATTTCGCCTGAACGACGAAGCTGACAAGCCTTCGCAGGTATTGCTCGGCGCTGAATTGGTGGGCATAATTGACCTCGTAATGTTGTGAAGAAGCCGGTCTAGCCACCGGCTTTTTTTTGCCTGAAATTCAGGCGCTGTAGGTGTCCCGTGCATCCGTGGTAGCTTTCTGCTTCCACACAACAAGGTCACGGAGACCGGATATATGAAAACGAAGGAAATCGACTACCTGCGCATCTGGACTAAGGCCGTTGATGACCAAGAAGAGGCGCTGAGAAACGCTCCTCGGACATGGGAAAGTAGTGACGCCCGCCTTGCGCGAATCGCATTTGGTGCTTACAAGCTTCAGTGCTACTGCCTGCGCCTCGTGACAAAATACGAAAGCCCTTGGCTGGAGCTCAGCGCACTGGAAGCAGGACGGCTCTACCTGCTCAACAAGCATCACTGGACCCCTGAAGTCCTTCGTGAGCAGACTCAGAACGACCTTCTAGCGCTTCTTCACGAGGAGCTTGTTCAGATGAAGATGAGCCAGAAGGAATGGGAGCCAGTGCAAAACTGGACATCTCACATGAGCTGTTACGCTGAGCTTGCGAAGTCAGCTCCAGGCCTCTAACGACTGGAAGCACCCTCTCTACAGAAGAGTCCAAGAAGCAAACCTTGGGCTTTTTAGGCCTGAACATTCTCACCATCGCCTTGAACATCGCTTTACTCCTTTGATACTGGATGAATCAACAGCCCATCCGCTGTACTACCCTCCCTTCACGTCCGCGCTGATAATTCACATGAAGCGTCGGACTTGCGCTACTGATGGATGGGCTTACGCGGCGGATTTTTTTGTAGTGCTTAGGGGCTTGGCCGACCTTTTCTCAGCGTCCTCGTCCAGTGCTTCGAATACTTCTGGGCGGGCAACGCGCAAGAACATCATTCGAGCCCTTGGGATTCCGTGTTTCTTCCAGTCGCTCACAGATGGCGGACGCACTTCGCAAAGCTCTGCTACGCGAAAAGTCCCTCCGAGAGCCTCGATAATCATGCTGGCGTTCATGCCTGATCTCTCCGGCTTGGGGTCATGGGCGTAAATATTAGGCATACCTTTTATATTGGTCAATAGGAATACCTTAGATGACTAATGTTAGGCTCACCTAATGAGCACACTTAAAGAACGTTTAGCATTGGCTATGGCCGGGCCGCCCAAGGTCTCCCAGGCGGCGCTGGCGCGCGCATGTGGGATTAGCGCCCCATCCGTTAATGACTGGGTTTCTGGAAAAACTAAAACAATAGAAGGGGAGAACCTTCTCCTAGCTGCCGAGTTGCTTAAAGTCGCTCCGATGTGGCTGGCGACTGGAAAGGGCCGCATGAGGAAGATGGGGGCTGAAGAGGCCAGCCCAGGGCAGATGGAGACGAACGTCGAGCCAGGCCCTCCAATTTATACCGCCGCTCGAAGGATCAACATTATGGGCACCGCACAGATGGGGCCGGATGGGCATTGGGTAGGCCTGGAGGATGCGGGCGGCTTCGTTGAGACTTGGTCTCGCGACGCTGATGCTTATGCCCTTCTCTTGCGCGGCGACTCAATGGCTCCAGCAATACGCAGTGGCTGGGTAGCCTTGTGCGAGCCGAATCATAGGCTCGTGCCTGGCGAGTATGTGATGGTGACGACCAATGACGATCAAAGCATGGTCAAGGAGTTGTTGTTTCAAAATGACGAGGGCGTTAGCTTGATGTCGATCAACTCAGCATATGAACGCGTTACCATCCCGTGGACGCAGATACAGACTATCCATTACGTAGGGGCCATCCTCGGTCCCAGCAAAGTCCTTGGACGCATATAACTGGGCAGAATATGGAAGATGCTGACGGTACAATTCCGATCGATACCATTCGAGGGATGAGCTTCGAGCGCATAAACGCATTTCTTTCACGGAAAGACTCTGAACACCCTTGCGAAGCGTGCGGTTCCACGAGCTGGTTAATAGAAGGCTACAACGGAGAGGTTTCACTCACCTTTGCTCCGCTTGTACGTAACCCTCAATCTGGCGTGATCTTCCTTCCCGTCAGCTGCGGAAATTGTTTCAATACTCGCTTTTTTAACGCTGTCAAGGTAGTCAGTGCTATCCTTCGCTGGGAGTCGGAAAATGGCTGAGCTGTCAAATATTGCGCCTATCCGCAGGCAGGATGATACTAGTAGCGGAAGCCCCCCGGGAGGCGGAGACTTGGAAAAGCGCGTGGAAAGGCTTGAAGCCACAATGTCGGACGTTCAGGTCAGGCTGGTCCGTATAGAAGCGAAATTTGAATCTATTGAAGATAGAATGGCGACTAAAGCAGACCTGCATGAGATGGCCGTGGCGTTCCACAAGTCCATGAACGAGCAAACATGGAAGTTTCTAGCTGGCGCTACTGGGATGGCGGCTCTTTTCTCGGCTGTAGCATTTGGCTTGGCCAGAAGCATGTCTTGACAGATGCATCAGAGCCCGCAGCATGCGGGCTTTTTTGAACGCGCGCCCCGAAAGAGTACATTTGTACCCTACCCACATTGCGAAATACCCCAGCCCCGAATACCGTATGTACATGCAGAAAACGGAGGTAGCAAATGGCAAACGCACACTCGATTACCCCCGCATCCCAGACTACCTGCGGAACGCCGGGCATCCGCGTCCAGGCGGTTAACACCGCCCCAAAGGTTCAGAAAGACACGTCGCAGCTCCTTGAACGACTCCCCACCGACCGGTCTAAGGACTGGATCAGTTGCTTCAGGAGATCTCGGATTACCTTAACTTGATCACCGCACACCGAGACGACGCCAACGTGCAGGTCTTCTAGACCATTCCGAAAGAAAGCTAATTAAAAATCGACCGTTTGCCCGCTACTAAGCGGGTTTTTTTACGTCTGACGCAAATTAATTAGGCATGCCTATTGACTAAAATAAAAGGAATGCCTAATGTTTATCTGTCGGGGCGATTTATCCGCAGCGACGCCGCTCTTTAACATCGCCAAAGATATTCCCTGACGCCATATGGCCTTTGAGTTCGGGGAGCCCCCGAGTCACGTCGGGGCGGGTACGAACAGAAGATCAGCCGTAAGGGCTCGGACAAGCTCCGGCCAGTGTCGGCGATCTGCTGACCACCGAACTTAGTAGCAGTGGTTAACGCGTCACCCAGTGAGAACTGGGTTGGTTGAACGGCTGAGGATACCTAGCGCCTCTTACCTGAACCAAAAGACCCTTCGACCTTCGTCATTCTTTCGTCGAATTTAGAAAGTAAATGGCCTTCAAGAATGCGCAGCTGATCTTCCAGCCTAAATATATGAACAGGAAGACCAGAGCCTTTCCCGGGCGGCAGTTCATCCATCAAAGCCCTTGCCTCTAATAACTGCTTTTTGATCTTTTTGATTCTTTCACGCGGAGGCTCACTGATCTTCCTTCGTTTCTTTTTCTTGGCCATTCGCTGCTCCTTCTGCGTAACCCAAGTAAACCATCTATCCCACAAACTATCGACCGCATCGGCAGGTGCCAGGCCAGTCTCACGGCTGGGTTTGGTCACCCGCGCCTGGCATCTGGCCAATGCGGTCAAGGAGCCTCACATGCATCAGACAATCAGCCAGCGTCGTGCAATCCTCGAAGGCCTGCGCCAGCGCTGCAACCTTTCCACTGCCGAGTTTTACGACAAGGTCGGCCGCAAGAACCCGGCAGCTCTGCCGCGCTTCACGGTCGTGCCGAACGGCAATAACGAGTTCGGCATCGTCGAGCGCTCGACCGGTAATGTGTGCGGCGTACATCGCGGCCACAGCGCGGCTTGCAAGGCCGCTGATCAACTGGAAGCCCAGCCTGTACGTCAGCGGTCGATCGCCACGCACATGCTGCGCTGGACCGCTGTCATCGCTACCGGCCTCGCGCTGTTCGCGCTGTACGGTGCCAGCTGATGATCAGTCCAGAGCTGAGCACGATTCAGCGCAACAAAGAGCGGTCCGCCATCCTCGAGGCCAAGGTGGCTGCTTTCATAAAGCGCGGCGGCGTGATCGAAACCAAAAAAGGCTTTCCATTGAAGCCAAAGCCGAAGGAATACGGCCGGATGATTGCGCCGGTCGCGCGCCAGCCTGTATCACGTCGCCGGACTAAAGAAGCAATGCGGGCCGCAGCGCCCCAAGACGTGATCCAAGACCGCTGCAACGCCCGCGCCGAGCAGGTGGAAGTCGTGCGCAAGCTTGCCGAGACGATGACGATCACCGATGTCATGCGCGAAACCGGCGTGAGCATATACAGGCTTCGGAAAATGGCCCGCGTGCATGGCTTCGAATACAAAGCGTTCAGCCCGGCTTCGAACCTCATTCCCTATCAGACCGATCCGGTAGCGGATGCATTGAACGTAGCGAGGATCAAAACAACCCGCGATCGCGGCATATCGCAGAAGGCCGCCGTTGTCGAACTCGGACTGAGTAACACGATGATCAATCGGCTGATCCGTGAATTCAACATCGACTACCCGCTGCAAAAGCCACGCCCGAAATAAATCCCATGTAGCCCTGCGCAGACAACTGCCGTTTCTCTCTTCAGTTCGGTCACAAAGTGAATCAAGCGGAAGGTACGAGTGTTAGACAAATAGCTGATGATTTACATCAAGAAAAGCTTCAACTGCACTTATAAACTTTTCATAAGTCTTAAAGTTAAGTGTTACCGCATTGCAATTATCGAGAAGATATTTATAGAATTCACTATTACCACGACAGCTGATCCAGGTGGCGGATGGATTAGTTTTTTTGTACTTAACTACAGCCTGCATAACTTCATCAATCCACTCACCCGTGTATAGCTCACCAACTCTGAAACCGGGAGGAGTTAAATCACGTCCTACACGTCGACCTATCCTGGCGACCTCTCTTGTTAAGTCCTGCATCATATCAAGCATAACTTGATCAGTAGTTCCGACTGTTTGATCAACAGAAGCAATCTTAAAAGAACCAAAGTTTTTCAGGAATGTTGAGTGGTTAGGATCAGCAATATAAGCACCGTAAGTAGCCGCTACCTTTTCAGAAAGAAGTTTCTTAAATGCAACCATCCTAGAGAAACGTAAATCTCTAGGATAAAGAAGATGCTCAATAACACCCGTATCAAATGAAAAATCCGTTTGGTCGTCCTTTATAAGGATTGTGGGCTTATCAAACGCCAACCTCATACCGAGCTCGAACATTACGTTCGCATTTTTACAGCTCACATCACAAATAACGATATCAGACGTGTATATATTCTGGACGATTCGCTTTTGTATAACCCCAACATCGTCTTGCTCACTCACTAGTTTTGCGGTGAAGCTGAATTTTTCTATGTCACCTATAGCGTCACACAAAATGCTTTTTACTTCGGTCCAATGCTCAGCAGCACAGCCATCTATTGCCGAGATAGGCATTATCAGCCCACAGGTAAGACCCGAGGTTTTTAGATCGTCCTCCGTTTTCTTCGCCACCGAAATTTTCCCTATTAATGACATAGAATGGCGAAACGCCAGCCTTAATCATATTCATACCTCACTTCAACGACTCACGCCACCCCGGCGAGGATGAACCATGTCCGAAAAGACAATTGACCCGATAAAGCTCGAGCGGGCTATCCGCAAGATCAAGCATTGCCTGGCGCTTTCGCAAAGCTCCAACGAGAACGAAGCGGCCACTGCGATGCGCCAGGCGCAGGCGCTGATGCGTGAGTACCACCTGACCGAGACAGACGTGAAGGTAAGCGACGTTGGCGAGGTTGAATCCTCGATGTCGCGAGCTGCGCGCCGACCGCTATGGGATCAACATCTGAGCGCCGTTGTGGCCTCGGTGTTCAACGTAAAGGCCCTGCGTTACACACACTGGTGCGAGACCAAAAAGAACCGCGTCGAGCGTGCCAAGTTTGTGGGAGTGAGCCCTGCCCAGCACATCGCTCTCTACGCCTACGAAACTCTTCTTGCGAAGCTGACCCAGGCTCGAAACGCTTACATCGCTGGAGTGCGTGCTGGGAAGTTCAGGAGCAGCTATTCCGCCCCTACTGCAGGCGATCACTTCGCCATAGCCTGGGTGTTCGCGGTGGAGAGCAAGTTGCAACAGTTGGTACCGCGCGGCGAAGAAAATACAACGCCCGAATACAAAGGCGCAGGGCCGGGACTGGTGGCAGTGGAAGCACAGCACCAAGCGCTGATTGATAGCTACCTTGCAGATAAGCAGGTCGGCAAAGCAAGGAAGGTCCGAGGGTCAGAGCTCGACCTAAACGCCCAGATCGCTGGAATGTTGGCAGGCACAAAGGTCGACTTGCATGCAGGTCTCGCCAACGGCGCCGAGCACGCACCAGTTCTACCTGCGAGCGCCTGAACTCAGTCTATCTAACAATAAATATCAGCTCTCCTCTGTCAGTCATCGCCATGCCGTACTTGAGCCTGCCCAGATACTGCTCATGCATTGAGTAGACACGGTCGTCGATGATTCTGAAAATCATCGTGGTGCCCGACCAGATATTACCGTCCACCGCTCGCTTGCCGAGCTTGGCATTGCGCGGACCGTAAACCTCATCCGCTGTTGTGGTGCATTCCATGACCTCTCCTTGGTGCTGCCCCAGCTCCTGCTGGCTGCTTTGACCATAGCAGTGAATAGCAACGGCGGACGCTTATGAAATCGAATCGCACCCAAGCGTCGTTAAATACGTTGGATGCATAACCACAACCTGATTTTGCGAAAGCCAACAATCGTGGCAGGCAGCAGCCTGCCTACAGAAACCAAAAGGAGTTGCATCATGCTCTGTCTATCCCGTCGCGTCGGCGAATCAATTGTCATCGGCGACAACATCAAAATCACTGTGATCAGTGGCCGTGACGGCAAGATCCGCTTGGGCATACGCCTCGATGATGCTGTCCGCAGGGGAACACCCTATGTGGGTCGCAAAGCAGATGGGTCACAGTGACTGGACAATGATTGCCAGAGTGTACGGAAGGTGGATGCCCCAAGGAGACATTGAAGCCGGATTGAAAGCTGAGCTCGCCTTTTCTGAAAATGACAAAACTCAAAATGCCATCACTATCAAGGAGATAACAAATACCTAAGTTTTAGTTTTTGACTGTTTCAAAGCACTCACTCAGAATGCGCCGATTCAGTATCGCTCTTCACCCTCGGATAAACGTAATGTCTCAAGCAAATGGAATTGATTTTCTCGAACCGCTGCCGGAAAGCTGCCCGCCCAGCGAAGTCATTGCGCCTAAAGAGTCAGTTTTATGGCGCTTACTGAAATCGGGATCACCTACAGCCGTCGATTTTTTCTCTCAGCGAGAACGTCTGCCAACACGCCATTACGATGATGAATGTCTGGCTAGATCTATTTCTCTGGTTACCTCATTAGCAGTTTGTCGAGCTGTCATAAAAAGCCCCAGGATGAAATTTAGCCATGCTGCTCCTGTCCCTCACGATCCCCGCTGCGGTGTTTGGCACAAGGATAGCGAGACACACGTTAACTGGTGGCCCTACATAACGACCAACCCAGTAAGCTTAATCGGTGGAGTGGAAGACTTAAATGGCTAAGCTGACGATTGAGAAAGTTCTGCTTAGCTACGAGATACCTTTAATAGTTCTTGCAAAGTCAGGAACTGGAGATCGCTTTCTCGGAGTAAATTATGATGACGCAGAGATCGGTCATAAATTTTACTTTTCCCGCATAAAAACCGAGCATTTGAAATTGCTCTATGCTGAAAAAATAGATGTACACTATGTAGTAACCAAACTTCACAAGGGAAAGTATGAACTTGGCGATCTGTGGGGGAAAGTTGGAGAGGAGTTTAAAACAAAGCGTTTTGCCGAAATAGATCACGAACTATTTCCAGAGCCGGGTATGTTTATACCTGGCCACGCTCAGGAAAGCTTGAATAGCGACTACAAAGTGGTGGAAATAGATGGTCGATGGGAGATAAGCGATCTTAGAAAGTTCTCGGATTTGGTGCAAGATTGTTATTCATTTGGTTTCGCACTCCTAGGTGCTACAGGTAAAGCCGCAAAAGATCGAATCGATTCACTTTTTCATAAGCATCCATGGAGAGGAGGATTCAGTTCGGTTAATTTCTTCAAAGAACTCTACAAGAACATCCCTCAAGAAGATCGAGCAGGCATCCGGGAGATTAGCTATGCGTCACCAGGAGAAATAAAGTTCTACATGAACGGAGATGTCGCGGATTCTATTCGAGAATTGGTTTTAGATATCAATGACGATGAAAGCCCTGCTCAGGAGAGCTACAAAGCCGCGCGTAGCTTTCTTCAAAACAGAGGTTGGCTCAGTAAGTCTGACATGGATATTGATTTGTCAACAGCGGATCTAAGTGAGCTAACTGAGCTACTCAAATCCAGCTGTAAAGCATTTGGACTTGAGGAGCATACCGAACACATATTGACACTCGCAAGCGGCGACCCCCTATCTGGGATAAAAATCGTGCTCGCATATTTCAGACGTTTGCAGGGCCTAGCAGACTATGTTGCCACGGGCAAAGCTCAGGATATATTCAGGGATGCAAATGAGCTTGAGCCTATAGAATGA